AAGCGAGTAGATGAGATCGAGTTCTTTGGAACCTTTTCTGGGTCTGAAGTCGGCCGCATCGAGCAGCTCGAAAGTCTCCAGATGAAGTGGAGGGACGAGCTTGCTAGCTGTCTTGGGGTAGTCAATCTCTGGAGAGTTAACCAGTCGGCGGGACAGATCGCGGAGGTGTACTGAGATGATTAGGAAGACGGCTGGAAAGAACGAGTGGAAGGTCTTCAGCGAGAAGAAGGGCCCCGACGGAAGCCGTAAGGTCTTAGGTACATACCAGTCTAAGGCGGCAGCCGAAAAGCGCCTGGCTCAGGTCGAGTTCTTTAAGGATAAGCCTGAGAAGCCTGAGCAACCAGCAAGGCGTAGGCGCGGGAGATAGCGGTTGGGATTCCGGGACGATATTAGAAAGCTCTGCTATGAGCTTCGGGCTATCCCTGGACAAGACTTTGAGATTCGCCCATATACCGTAAAGATCGTACTCCGGCAGTGGAGCGGCGCAGAGCCCGGACAGGGAACGGAGACGGTTACAACCGTAGATATTACGGAGTTTAGCGGTCAGCCTCCTAAAGTTAGGTGGCTAACTGACGAAGAGATTGCCATCGGAGGATACGATGCCGCAACTGTTGAGGTAGGTCCGATTACTCCGGACTTTCCCGGAGGTGGAACCCCAATTTCTACACTGGGCCAGGACCCGCCAGCCAATACTCTCTTTGATTATGTTCTGACCGGGCCGCAATATCCGAACGGTGCAATATATAGGCTGAAGGCCCTCCATTCCGATAAGACCTTTCAGTACAAGGCTATTCTAGAGAGGGCTCGGTAATGATTGACTCGCTATATAGCAACTTTGGAGGAGTCAGTTTCCCCATAACGTCGTCGGACGTACAGAACACTAACCTATTTAGCGTTACCGATCCTGGCAGGGATAATATGATCGCGCTTTTTAAGGCCGCGATTAACATGGAGCTAGCCCAGAGCCTAACTGTTATCGAGCCGACATCAGCGTGGTCTGTTGTTACTCCGTCTACCAGGCTCAGCGGAGCGATGCCTGTATCAGATACGACCTACGACCCTCCGAGACGAAGTGTTTTGCGGGAGACGAAGCTAACCTACCCACTCCTTGCCCTGTACCGAACAGCAGCTACCCATGACGAGCTTACGTTAGGACGAGAGCGCATCACGCAGACGTGGGGATTTGATTATATCCTTGGCCCCCTGTCCGTAGCCGACTTCAGGCGTCTCGGTGGAGCCCTAAATGGTGTCAAAGACATCATCCAGCTATGCATTAGGCGTCGCGGACACCCATCTTATAAGGACGGTGCGCTTCAGTTTGGACCTGGGGCAGGCAACTTCTCAACGGTTCAAATAACTCAGTCTAGTGAAGGTCCTGCAAATTACGGGCAAGAGAACGAGGGGATGGAGTTCCACGCTTTGCATATGGATCTTAAGACTACCGAGCTAGATAGTGCATATAGTTCAGATAGCGGCGATGGCTCTCCGCTTACGATACCAGATTTCGAGGGGTCTTCTATTGTTCTTGGAGTGGGCGGAGAAGATGAAGTGCTGCCAGAGGTTGTTGATGCACTAACCGAGGTGGTGCTAGTTTCTAACCACGGAATCCCGGAGCCGTAATGAGCGGACCTATCATCGGACTGTCCAATCTTAAGGCACACCATAGGGGCTTTGAGCACGAGAACCGGGGAATGGCCATAGACGCTGTGGTGAAGGCGTCAGAGGTAATGATAGAGAAGTCTAAGGACGGATCCTCTGGTCTTAAGAAGCGCAGCGGCGCTTTAATGAGTAAGACAAAGGGTAAGGTACGGCTTCTCCCTCGGCGCATAAACGCAAAGGTATTCAATACCCTTCCTTACGCGATTATGACCGAGGAGGGGACTCCGGGTCACGTGATCAGAGCGAAGAAGTCACGTGTGTTAGTGTTCGACTGGCCGAAGGGCGGCCTTTTCCCGGCAAGGTTCACCTGGGTTCAACATCCGGGAAATCGGCCCTATCTATGGCTATGGTCCGGTGTGCTTACTGGTTACAAGTTTCTCGGGGTAGAGCTTACCGTTGGGATGAACAGGTTGGCTGCTAAATTTTGAGGGAAATATGATGTTAAAGTTCTACGCAAAGCAGGGGGCGCTCGTAAGCGTTCCGTTCCAGAGTCCGCTAGTCGGACAGCGCCCAAGATATGTGGGCCGAACGCAGGATGATCAAAACCGACTCCCTGCATCCGACGAGCCGTTCGCGGCGGAGGCCTCTAGCCGGATCGGGGTGCGCTTGGCAAGAATTTGTAGCCGTGGCGACCTATGGGCAGCCGATAAGGCTACGGCAAATCACTGTCGCGTACCGTTCGTTGGCGTCTCACACGTTGACGGCGAATGGGTGCCGTCAAAACAGCCCCGTAAAACCTCAAATACCAACCATAATAAGGACTGATTACAATGGCCCTCATTCCCATTCTTGGCGTTCCGAGCACCTTTAAGGTTCCCGGTCAATATGCCGAAATCCTGTTCGCCCAAGGCCCAAGTACGGCCGCGGCCGAAGCTCGCGAAATTATCCTAGTTATGCCGCAGCTTGCGGCTGGCACTACGTGGACAGAAGAAACTGTTAACGAGATTAACTCAGAGAGTGACGTTATCGCGGGAGCGGGAGCGGGATCGCCTCTACACCGAGCGGCGCGTAAGCTTCTTCAGGTAAACGATGACGCCAAGATATGGGGCCTCCCTTACTTGCCGTCTAGTGGTGCCGGTGCCGTGACTGCTGACGGAACCGTAACCTACGTCGTGGACCCCACTGGTACCGGCATTGCCTCCGTAACCGTATGCGGAGAGGTCTGCTCGGTTGGATACGATAATACGTTTACTATCACTACGCTTGCTTCCACGATGGCGGCCGTAATCAACTCCCGCACGTGGCTTCCTGTGGTTGCTACCTCTGCAATGGGCGTGATTACTCTTACGGCAAAGATTGCAGGTGCCAGTCAAGGCGACGGAACGGTGCCGGTTATCCGATATAGGGCGACAATCTCATCTAATACGGGGACAACGGTGGCTACGAGCGGCGCAGCTCTAGGCCTAGGAACGGGTACCCCTGGTGTAGATGGCGCTATTACTGAGAACAGCGGCCTTGTTGGCGCTCTTGCCAATATCACCCAGGCAAGATTCTACTATATGGGGTTCTCAACCTTCGACTCCGCTAACCTAACGAGCATCGTCTCTCATATTAGCAGTAAGAGCGAGCCTATTCCTGGCCTCCGATCAGTCGGGTGTGTTGGGTATAACGGGACTCTTGGGACTGCCCAGACCCTAGCTACAGCGAGAAACTACGAGAGGCTCCAGATGGTGTGGCAGCCTAACGGAGAGGCTGACCCCGCAGAGCTTGTTGGGAATATGCTAGGTATCCGCCAAAAGTACGAGCAGCTAGACTCTGCTTATAACTTTGACGGGTTCCGTGACAGCGCACAGTGGCAAATTCTGCCAGCCTTTTCCGAGACAGATTGGCCGAGCTTCGACGACCAAAACGACGCTATCAACGACGGGATTACCCCTATCGCAAGCGACAGCCGAAACAGCTCCGTAGTAATGACAATTACTACTAGGAGTAAGGGGCCCGGAGGAGTGGTAGATGACTTCCGGGCAGCCGAGACTCATAGGATCTCCGTAGCCGACGAGTATACGGATACGCTGCTGCTTCGGCATACGCTTAACTTTAGCAATAAGAAGCTAAAGGGAGACGAGCTGCTATCTGACGGAAGCGTTAACACGAACCAGAAGCTCTATCGCAACGTCGTTACCCCTCACCAATATAAGCCTTTCGTTAAGCATCTTGTGCAGGAGTTCGCTGACGCAGCAAAGCTCCAAGAGGCGCAAAAGTCGAAGGATGGTCTTCGGGTAGTTAAAGATCCCAATAATAGCGGTAGGCTAGAAGTGGGGCTAGACCTACACGTTATTGATCTACTTCATCAAACCACGTTCCGGTTAGCGGAGGTCAGCACGGGCTGATAGGAGACAAAAATGGCAGCACTACAGGATCATGCTAGGCTCGCGCTATTCGTCGAGCAAATCTATATGGTGGAGATGACCTCCATCGAACTCGCCACTAACAGTGGGCAGCAGCGCGTAGATACCCTAGAGGGGCTCGCTGGCTTTACCCCTGGCTCAGGAGACTGCACCGTTAGCTGCGGATTCGCCATCCCGATCGGGGGCCAGGAGTATCCATTTCAGCAAACGTGTACCGATGGAAGCTATGTTACTCTCCAGATTCCGATCGGAGAGGTGGACTATATTGGAAACGGTAAGTTTATCGACGTATCGATTAACCAGAGCGTTAACGCGAATACGGAGGGTACGTTTACGTGGACAGGAGAGCTGAACGCTCTACAGTAGCCTCTTTTCAAAGTAAGGCAGCCTTCGACCCTCCGCGCTATTTCAGGCGCGGGGGGTTTTGCTGTATATAGGTCCGCATGTCAGGACCACCAAACGATGTAGAGCCAAGCGAACTTTGGCGTAGATTGAACGAGTCTCCTCGCCCTAGTGAGGTAATCGACTTTCCAAGGAAAGACGCAAACGGTAAGCCGCTGTCTCGCGTGAGGATTCAGGTTCTCCGCATGCTAGAGCATGACCAGGCGAGGATACGGGCTCACGAGTGGCTAAAGAACAAAAAGATCCCAGCCAAAGAGTTTGAGGGGATTACAATTAGAGAGGTCTATGGCGACGCTGTTGCCAGGGAGCTATTAGCCATGGCTTGCGTATCCGACGAACCCATTAAGGGAACCGAGGATAGCGGCGCTCCAAAGTATGCGAGACTCTTTCGTTCCGGTGAGGACATGGAGACGCTTACGGCAGATGAGCTTGTCGTACTATTTACCGCATACGAGATGTGCCAGCGTAAGTTTGGTCCCTATGAGGGAAATATCGAAAGTGAAGAAGAATTAAACCAATGGGTTGCGCGCCTCGCGGAGGGAGGGAACCGCTTCCCTTTAGCGCAGCTAAGTTGGCATCAATTGGTAGAATTAACCATGTTGTTGTCGGAGCGAGCATACTGCCTATCAGCCCTCCTGGATTACCAGTCTTCGAGCTTGGAAGGTATTTCGGAGTCCCTCCAAAAGAAGTGGGCTATTGGCACTGGATTCTTTGGCAGGCTGCGCGCAAGTGTTATCAAACATGGTTTGAACCTATTAAGTGATGGCGAGGACGAGGTCCTAGAAGATTCCGAAAATATTGAGCAGATCCTTCGATCTGAGCAGGCTGACCTTGATAGGCATAGGGCAGCAGACGCTGGCCCCCTCGATCTTCCCGATCCAGGCATTTCTATTACAACAGAAGAAGCTGCCAGGTACGCACAGCTAATTCATAAGCACGGCAAGGACGAATAAGTGCCCAAACTCCAGTATGATTTTAGCGTTATAGGACTTCCGGCAGTCCATAACGCTCTGGCGTCGCTGGAGAAACGCTTGGCTCAGCATAACGCCAAAGTAAACCGAATAGTAGGAGGCGGAGGCGGAGGAAAGGGGAAAAGGCCGCCCATCCCGTCAAGAGGCGACAAAAAGCAGAAGAAGAGCCTTACTCGATTAGACCGCACTGCTAAGCGTATGCACAGCAAGCGCATGAGCGAACTTAGCGCGGTAGAGCAACAGCAAATCAAAACTGCTCATAAGGTTCACAAGATAAAACGGAAAAATCAGCTTAGGAGAGCCAGAGCTAACAAGAGGGAGAAGATACGGTCCCTTAGAGAGATTGACCGGATAGAAAACCAGGCTCAGCTCAAAAAAACTAGAGAAGCCACGAAAGCTAGAAGAAAACACCAGCGCACGTTAGAGCGAACCCGTGCGAACCGATTGGCCACCGGGAGGAGGGTGGTTGGTGGTGGGGTTCGTGGAGTCGGAAGGTCTCTGCGCGGAGTCGGAAGGGCCGGCTTGATGTATGGCGGCATGGTCGCAGGCGCGGCTGGAGGAGCTGCGCTTTCATATGAGATGAACGTAGACGAGCGCGTCCGTCTTCTGGCTATGGCCACTCATGGGGCTCAGGAGGGCAGGAAGAGGACTATCGGACTGAGGCCAGGAGAGACCCTTTTAAGTGCGCCGGAACGTGGGGCAGCCATTAAGTCATCGGCACAGGGAACGGCACAGAGGACCGGGGTTAGCACTGAAAAGATCCTACAGGGGCTAGCGAAGTGGCAGGAGATTACCGGGCGCGGTGATTTATCAGATAAAATTGCCCCAATGATCGGGGACTTCTCACAGGTATTCGGAGCTGATCCGAAGGCTGTGGCTGGAACTGCGGCATACATTTACGACCGTGTAAGAAAGGAGATGAATGCAGAGGGTACTGATAGGATTCATCCAGAGGAAGCCTTGAAGAAAACAATGAACATCATGAACAGTGCCGGTGCGCAGGGCCAACTGGGCATGATCGAGTTTGGAAGCCTCGCCCCCGTTATGTCTAAGCTCGTTAGCGCGACGATGAACGTAACGGGTGATATTGAGGAGGTAATAAAGCAATACATAGCGTTAGCCCAGCTATCGGTTTCTGGCGGAGCTAGGGATGCCTTTGAGGCGACTACTGCCCTAATGAGGTTCACAGACAACGTGGGACTTCTTGCTAAGAAAAAAGAGTTTAAGGACATGAACCGTCGGCTAGCGGCTCGCGGCCAGCCAATCGTGGACCCGTACACGTACTCCGAAGATAAGCACGGGAAGGTTAGACACGGGGTGACTGACCCTGTCGCGGTCTTGAAGGAGCTTTACCGGGGCACGGGCGGAGACATTGTAGCGTTGCAATCCATGCTCAGTATCCGAGGAAAAAAGGTCTCGGAGCCCGTTATGGCCCTCATTAAGAAGTACTCGGGTGGTAAGTCAGATAAGAAGTCTCTGAACGAGGGGTTCAAAAAAATGCACGCAGACCTCAAGATGTTCACCGAGGCTGGGACGAACAAAGAGGCGTGGGAAAAGATGAAGCAGTACGCGCGGGGATCAAGTAAAGCTGTTGCGGGTCGAGCGTGGGAGAGCATCGCCTCTAAGCTTGGACCCGAAGTCGTAAAGGTTCTAGAGGCTCTTGTCCCAGCAGCCGGAGATATTGGGGATGCGTTTGTAATATTAGCAAAGGGGCTCGCTGGCTTTATTAAAGCCATGCACGATCACCCATGGTCAATGATCGGAGCTATGCTCGGAGCTATCCTCGTTAAGGAGATAATGGCCGCCGGAATAGGGCACATGGTTGGCAAAGCAGTCGCTGCCGGGGTTGGGAGCAGCGCGTTCCAGGCGGTTATGGGTACTGCAATGGGGAAAGCTCTAATGGCTGCCAGTGCTGCCGCAGCGTGGATGTGGGCGAGTTACGAGATTGAGCAGCTGGAAAAAGAGAAAAAGGCGGCGAAGACCGATCTGGAACAAAATAGAGAGAACCTCCTCGGTGCTGAGGAGAGACTGAGATCAAGGGGAGGTAAGCTCCGTGGACTTGATACGGTTGAGCGTGAGAAGGAGGGTTTCTGGGCTAGGGTAATAAGAGGCGACTCCTGGGAAGACGCAAGCCGGGGGAAGGAGCTTCTTAGTCGCGATCAGAAGACGGGTAAGGTTGTCGCGACGAGCTTTGGCGCTAAGAGTTTATGGGCAGAGATTTTCGATGCCCTTTCAGTTGGAGCAGGCTTAGGTCTTGGAGCACCGACTCCCCCCGTAGGAGAGCAATCTGGAGGTCCGGGCGTTGCGACAGCACAGCCGATCTCGGCACTCGCTAAGCTTGATACCGGCGACCTGTCTACAGAGTTGGGAAAAAATACAATAGCAGTTGGTAACCTGGCGAATAAGGTAGGGAGAATAACTGTAAATCGCAGTAACGGCCCTGCGGGGGGCAAGGACGAATAGATGCCATCTACTGACGCACTAAAGAAACTGGGACCGCTTTCCTGGCGCGGAATACAGGTTCCTATCGTTAGCCGAAAGGTAGACTTTTCTCAGAGCGTGGCGAGGCAGAAGTTCAGCTATAGAGACAACTCGTTTATCGAGTCCCTAGGTGCGGAAAACTTTAGCTTCGGGTACACGATTCCATTTCGCGAGGATATTACTAGAGGCCCTTACGACGCTAACCTGTTTAGCGTTACGCTTCCCGCGTTTATTGCCGCTTGCCGAGACTCTAGCGCAGGCGAGCTTCATGATCCCGTACTTGGAAACTTTCGCTGTAAGTGCGTCAGCTTCTCAAGCTCTCTGGATACTAATAAGCGCGACGGTGTAGATGTAGAGGTTGGATTTGTCTACGCTCCTCGGATTAACGAGGTAGAGAAGCTCCCATCTCAAGTGGCGTCCACGAGCGCGATCTTCGCCCAGGTTACCGACCTAGATGGGAATATTGACAAGGGTGACTGGGAGCAGGAGAGCGTCGAGAGCCTTACCGGCGAACTAGTAAGGACGGGCGTCTTCGAGCCACCAGAGCCTTTCGCGGATCTCTTCGGACAGATAGACGGATTCGGCCGCCAGATTGAGAGATTCGGAAATAAGATCGACGCCAAGCTAAACAATGTTCTCTTTAAGCTTGAGAAGATGGAGGAGACGATCTCCGTCTTAGAGGACCCTACGAACTGGCCCATTCTAAAGTCTAGTAGAAGAATCCGCGCGAATATTGAGAGCACTAAGGAGCGGATAGCCAATCCTGGAAAGGCTGTTTTCAGGATGCTGACTAAGACGTATCAGTCCGTAGGCAATCTTGCGTCTGCACTCGGTATGCCAGTAGATCAGCTTCTTAGACTTAACCCGGCACTCTCGAAGAACCCCCTCGTTCCTCCAGAGACGACGGTTAACTATATTAGCGACAAGTTGGACGAGATCGAGGGTAACGCTTGAAGAGGGAGTCCCCAGAGTTTGTTGGTGTTCTTCCGCTAATAAACAAGAAGATTAAAATCTTTAAGTCCTTTCGCCTGGATAGCGATTACACGAAGAGCACGGACTCCTTTAGTATTGAGGTAGCTGCCCCCCATCCAAGATACCTCGTCGGGATGGAGGCTCAGCCTATAGAGATTTACATTAACGGAAACCCGGCAATGGTGGGCCGAGTAGACCGTACGGAGATTCGAGATAACGTCGCTATGACCATTAGCGGTCGTGACTATATGGCCGATCTTGTAGAGTGTAATATAGATCCGACTGTTAAGCTTCAGAAGGGGATGTCTATTAGGGACGCGATTACGATTGCTGCTGGTCCCGTAGGTATTAAGAGCGTAGCGAGCGCAGAGCAGATCGCTCTTAGGAATATTCGTACTGGGGCGAGCCTAGGGAAGCCTCCGCGCCCCGCAGCGATGAAGGCTAAACTTCAGAAGAATAAACCCGACCCTGGTAAGGGTATCTACGAGTACCTAAATCAGATTTGTATTCGTCTGGGCTGTACGATGCAGCCGACCCCTAATGACAGAACTCAGATCGTTGTATCGGAGCCAGATAACGAGCAGCCGCCCGCGTATACAATTCAGAGGTCGATAGGAAGAAAAGAGTCCGCTGGGAACAATATTCTAACAGCGTCTGCTTCACGCGACCTGTCGAGCTTTCCAACCCACGTACTTGTTACTGGACAGGCTGGGCCAGCGGATAACCCTTCTACATCTATAGATAGCAGGCCGAGTAGCTATGCGAGCACGAACTTTGACGCAAACGTATTTACAGATCAACCAAGGATCTTAGCTACGACTACCAAGGGTAGGATTAAGCCGGGGCAGCCAGGAGCAGACAATGGAAAACTTTACCGGCTCCTGTATCTTCGCGATAAGAAGAGTAAGGACGTTCATCAGCTAGAGAACAAAGCGTACCGCCTACTAGCGAATAGGATGAGAGATACGCTCGTATACACGGCAACGGTTCAGGGTCTCACTACGCTAGACGGAAGGGTATATGCTCCCGATACGGTTGTTCACGTTAAGGACGAGGTTACGCAGGTCTTTGAGAAGATGTGGGTATCGGGTGTAACCTATTCCTACTCAGAGGGATCTGGCGCTACTACCGAGATCCGGTGCTTTAGGAAGGGCACATTCATTATAGGCAAGGTAAGCCAGGACGAATAGGAAGAGGAAACTATGCCATTAGAACCACAGCTAGTCGAACTAGGCTTCACCAGCCTTGACGAGGAAACTAACCTTTTGTCTACGCAGGCGACGGTCCCTATCACTTCAGAAGAGGACGATAAGGCTTCGTTTGGTGACTGCGGAACTATCTCCGCACTAGGAGTAACGTCGCGTAGCTATCCTCCAGACTATGAGGGAAACGCAGAGGGGGTTCTAATCTCTGGAGTGGGTAACCAGGACGGGGTAATCGTCGGTGGTAGAGATCCTCGATGCGCAGGCGTATACGGGAAGCTGGAGCCGGGAGACACTGCGCTTCACTCATGTGCTCCTGGGGCCGCAAGCCAGGTTCTTTGCTACGGTAGCGACAAGAATGGCAACAAGGTGGTGGCCATGACCGAGGGAACCAACGGTAAGAATATGACCGTTACGCTCGACGGAGAAAACGATCAGATCGTAATCTCTGGAATGGCGGCTGCCATTATTATCGATGAGCACGGTATCTTTATGGGCAAAGGTGAGTCGTCGATTCTTATTACAGAAAAGGGCACCTTTATTAACGGAGAGCTTACTATTGGTAATGGGATAACCCCCCCGGATAGTCAGCTAATCGCATGGAACTCGGCCGCACTTGCGACGCTACAGGGGCTCGGTGTGCCGGTTAAACCCGCCCAGTATATTAACGTCACTTCGCAGAAATGAGCAACTGTAACTTTGACATCCCATCCCTAGCGATCCCGGCAATCCCGCTGCCTTTCAAGTTCCCAAGCCTCCCGAACCTTCCTCCAAGCATTAGCCTCGACATAGGCTTTCCGCTCGATCTTCCATCCCTAGCGATCCCGGCAATCCCGCTGCCTTTCAAGTTCCCTACTCTCCCGAACTTCCCCCCAAGCATTAGCCTAGATATAGGCTTCCCACTCGACTTACCTTCGCTAGCAATCCCAGCGATCCCGCTACCTTTTAAGTTTCCAAGCCTCCCAAACTTCCCACCGTCAATTAACATCCCATGCCCTCTGGACTGAGTAACTCACCATTCGGCCTCGGGACGCCAATAACCTCCCCGGTTCCGGCGGACCAGAAGGATCAGAATTACTGTCGCTACATTAACCCGAACACGGGCGACTATGAAGTATTCGCGGGCACCGGGGCGCTTGCGCAGATGCCGGGGGTGCGGCAGCGCGTTCTTCTTATCGCTAGGACGCTCAGGGGGTCGAGCAGCGTACTCCCGCAGCTTGGTATTAAGCTTCCGCCGAAGATTGACGAGTCTTTTGAGACCACGGTGCGGAACTCGATTAAAGAAGCCTTCAGGCCGATGACGGACGTAGAGAAGGTTCTTAGGCTTGACGGCATACTTGTCGGAAGGCTACCAGCCGGGAGAGTTAGCGTCGTTATAGCGTATACAGACCTGACACTTCCAGAATCAGAGATCGCGCCACTGGAGCTTGTATTCTAATGCCATTTGAAGTTGGAGAAATATACGTCCCGGCCAATGCCGAAGAGATTAGGGATGACTTCCTTACAGATATTAGGCTTGAGGCTATTAAGCAGGGAGTGCCTAACCCTCCGGTTCTTCCAGGATCGGATTGGCATATTCTCGGAACCGCACTCTCTAATATCGGCCTAATCCAGTACAGCAATCTCCGCATATCGGACGACAACATGAACGTCCTCACCGCGACGGGGGAGGACCTTGATAACATCAGGGAAGCCTACGGGCTTCCGGTAGTTCCGTCGTCCCCAGCTACGGGGGCTATTGTTGTAACTACTCAGATACCGCTCCCTCTCACTATCCCAGACGGAACCGAGTTTGTCCTCCCCAACGGGCTCCGGGGAAAAGTTTCTCCAACGGCAATAAACGTATTTACGGGAGCTGAAATTGCCGTCGTAACGATTGACACCGGCGAGGACTCAAACCTAGGGGCCGGAGAGATTGTTCAGTTCGTATCGCCGCCGGTTGGAGTGCAGACGGAGGCGACGGTGTCGGTTAACGCCCCACTGGCTGGAGGCGTATCGGTAGAAACCGATGAGCGAAAGAGAGCGCGGATACTTAATAGGCTCCAGACAGTGCCTGCCGGCGGGAACTGGGGAGACCTAATAGAGACATCGCTCAATGCTATTGCTAGCCTCCAGTATGCGTTTGTATATCCAGCGCTGGGAGGACCCGCTAGCGCAAAGGTAGTTCTCTGTAAGAACCAGAATACGGAGACCGGGGACTATAGTCGCCAAGTAACAGCGGCAGCTACGAATATTATTAGGGCCGCGATCTTCTCAAAGATGCCCTCTCCTATGGAGATTGTTGTGCAGTCTGTAGAGGACGAGCCTTTTGACGCAACGATTGACGTGGACCTCCCTAGCGCCGCGACGTCCGGAGGGAACGGTCAGGGTTGGGTAGACCAGGCTCCGTGGCCGCCCCTTGTACCGGCTGACGCGGGCAGGAGTACAATCTTCGCGGCATTGGGAACCAACCTATTTGTAAATGCCAATACGGCCACCGCTCCTATAGCAGGGCAAACTAATATCCTATGGTGGTCCTCGGTAGATCAAAGATTCTACAAGAGGCTAGTCGTGGGCGTAACAGGTGGTGGTCCTATTTGGAATATAACTATAGACGCTCCGCTAGTAGACTCGAATAATAACGACGCTATAGCGGGAGAGTATATCTGCCCGGCGACATCTAACTACGAGGCATACGGTAATACGTGGAGGACCGTTACAAACGGACTAGGTCCAGGAGAAAATACCTCGGACCCCAACCGTCTTCCGAGAAGTGCAAGGCACCCCTTCGAGGAGGATGGCTGGCACTCCAGCCTGACCATACAGCAGCTGAAGTCGATGGTAACCGCTCACCCTGAGATTGCCGATGCCTCGTGGGCATTCAGGTCGCTAACGGCCCCGTCTTTACCCCTCTTAGTGGCCTCTGCTCCGAGGATACTTACGCCGAACAACTTCGGAATGTACGAGATATAGCAATGGCAATTACTCCAACAGGATTTCCGGTATGGGTCCGAGCAAACGACCATACGACCTATGGCGGCAATGTTAATAAAATCGATTACCAGGCAGTGGGTCCGGTTAATGCCAGAACCGACATAGGTGCTGCGGAGTTTTGTCGGGCCACTGCTGACCTGTCGGCTGTAGGGAAAACGTGCCCATTCGCGAGCTTCTCTGCTCAGTTTAACGATACGGTGCCAGGTATTCCGACGATAGCGTCAACCGACTACCTATCTATGGCCGGCGGAACCCCTACCGCTGTAAGAAACGGAAACGGAGACGTTACGTTCACGTGGCTAGCCAGTTACTCGGACCAGTATAGCGTTTTAGGGTTAGTCAATATCGTGCACGCAGAGGCTACTGTGCACGGCGTATCGTTTCGCCTAGCTACCGTAGAGCTTCTTGACCTGAGCGTGTCCGGCCTAAACGAGTCCGTTCGAGTTAGGGTCTGGGATGCTGCTACCGCTACCGCTGCTATCGATCCCCTAGTCTCTGTCGTGATTACTACGGGGACCGTGTAATGCTAGGCGGCCTCTGCCCTTTCCCGCTACGGTTAGGATCGAATAACGACGCCGATGGCGTAAGCGCAGAGCAGTATAGTCGGACTGGTTCTACTTTAGCCTCGTGCTCTATGGCGGCACCGCTGGCTTTGGTCACTTTCGATACCACGGGCCCGTCGATCTTATCCTACAACGGGCAGAACGGAGTAGGAGCCTTCGCTGAGCCCGCCATCGCGAAGATCGGAATTGGAGTCGTAACGCTAACCTGGAGCCCCGCCTACTCAGACGCCTATGAGACGTCCTACCCGTGGGTCGGAAGATCGACGCTTCTTACAGGGCACGGAGCGTCCCCCGTTGGGGCGACTGCAACTATCAACCCCTCTGGCGTAATACAGGTTAAGGCCTACGAGCTTGGAGTAGGCGATGTGGAGGGGACCTTCACGCTGAAGGTATTTTAGATGGCCATTGTTACCACTCATCCTCCTGGACTCCCTACCTGGGCACGGTCTAGAAGACTCGGAGAATACGGGCTCAGCCTAGATAAGTATAACGACGGGGACGAGCGCCCTGTCCCCTATAGCTGGACATGGTATCTAGAGATGCGCTCAATGCGTGGAAGCGCATACTCTAAAGAATCTACAGGCCTGGTTCACACCGAGAACCTCGCGATAGCTAGGGGGCAGCAGGCGATCACACGAGCCTCGGCCAGGCTGGCCTATAACTCAACTCCAGGCACGAGCTACAACAAGCTAGAGTATTGGGTCAAGGTCCTACGAGTCCCGGAGCGAACGCAGGATACCAGGGAACAGCTCAGGCAGCGCTGTGCCGCTAAGTTCATGGCCGCAGTTGGGCCAACGGAGCAAAACGAGAACGACGCCATCGAGGCCCTTCTTGGTAATCATCTGGTCGCCATTTGGAGGCAGACGGGGGCCGACTTGGATAACCCGCCTACGCAGACATACTGGCCTGGTGTTAATCCGGGGCCATTCTCCCATAGTCTTGGCGGCGGCGCGTGGCTTAGCGAGAGATCCCATCTTGTTGTAGAGGTGCAGCAGCTTCACGAGGAGAGCCTAGGGGAGTTTCTTGAGCTAATGAACGTACACCTATTCTCCCTTCTTGACATAATGACACCGGCATGGTGCACGTTCAACTGGGCCACTAACGTGGCAACCGGCTTCTTACTGGATATTAGCGATATGGACTTCGACGGATTTAACCCATGACGAGTATAGAGGACAGGCAGCGAGTTGTTATTGACCTCAGTGTCTATAACGCCATTAGCTACTTTCGGAGAAACCCTACGGCCAGGGAAGTGGTTAACTATCTCCACGCTTCAGGCTGGACCCCCGTATGGGATGACGCCAACGTTGTTGTTACGCATGAGTCTGTAGTCGAGTCTGCGGGCAGGCTTCAGACCCGTGGCCTAGTATCCGTCGAGGAAGACCTCCTCACGCTTCCGTCGCGTGGCCCAAATGGGCTCGGGCAACCAGTAGAGATTAACGAGACGAGGACTGATTTGAGTTGGCGAGGTAAGAGATGACGTTATTAGATCCCACTCTCGGTGTTGGCTACGCTTTCGGGGAGAAGCTTCCTTCGACCCATATGACAACGATTGCGACTCAGCAGCCGAGGGCATTGGATATTGTTAATGGTGGACCTTATGTCCAGTCTGGACAGCTCGTTATTGACGGAGACGCCCTAAAGGGCGGAGGTACAGAACCGATCCTATACACTAACCTTCTCGGAATTGTCGGCGCGGGCCTGAACGGCGAGACGAGGTGGCAACACCCGTGCGTTATAGACGGTTCAGACATGGACGCTATTACCGGAAGCTCCGTCTCTATCGACGCAACGAGTACGCTTAATGTCGCTGGTACGATGGATGCCCAGGCAGCTTCCATCGTCAATATCAACCCAACGTCTACGGTTACGTGGACAGGGGCTACCAACCTACCGAAGCTCGGGTCAAGGACTTACACCAAGACGGCTTCGCTGGAGAGCGGGCGGGCTGCAAACATAACTAGCCTCGTATCTCCGCCCTATGTTGCGTGGCACTACTCGCCACAGCTAAACTACGACAGCATCTGGCTACAGACGGAGACAAATGGGTCTGGCCCAGGGTTCCAGCTATACATACCGCTGGACGTGTTTCGCAACTCGGTGCTTACCTCAGTATCGGTTAACTTAACGGGAGGCTACGGGGCAGGCCATGGTGCAACCCTTCCTGGAAACATGCCAATCGTTGAGGTGTGCTCCGTAGATCCCGCAACAGGCACGCGCACAGTTCTTGGAACAACGACGGATACCTCTGCTAGCGCTGCCGCATACGACGTTGCACATACTATTACCGTTGGCGGCTTGGCCGTAACAACACTGGCAACGCTCCAGTACCAAGTTAGGATTACCGGCGAGGGTATAGCAAACTCGGTAAATAATACGTTGGCCGTTCTCGGCGTCACGTCGCTCTACACATGTACGGAGATCCATCCGGGATAAGGTATGCCTGCTACCGTAACAGCCGTTCCTACATATCCGATGCCCGGAGATGTGAGGTTAGTATTCACGCCAAATACGAGCGAATACTACCTGCGGCTATACGCGACAGGGGCACCGGAGGGGAGTCACCTAAAGACGATCCTCGACAGCGGGGCGACGACAAGCCGTACTCTTATATGGCAGGGGTACATGGATGAGGAGCCAACACTCGTCTTTGATGCCGGTGGACGATACTCCCTGACTCTGGACGTATTCACAAAGGGGGCTACGGACTATGGCGGCGGATATGATGGCGATCCGAATAGCTTTTTAACGGAAACCGTTAGTCCAGCAGAGAGCACCTCTATTGAGTTCGATATTGGCCAACGTATGGAGAGCGTACTAGGTACGACAGGTTTCGGGTCTGCAATCCTTTCTCTGTGGGTATGGGGCGATACGGTTCGGGCGACTAATACTCTAGAGCACGAGTCCGCGACCCCCTTAGTTTATAACCCAAGTACCGGCGCGGCGAAGATCGCCCTCCAGTCCTCCTCTGTAATTACATCAGTAAGCGGCCTTATCAATAGCTCGGTATCGTCGC